ACCAAATGGTATTTGGATTCAGGTGGAGGACGACAATGCCAATCGCATCGCGCGCTGGTCACATGACGGCTATAATTTCAGAACGCTATTTTCCGAGGGGCGGACAACATTCTTGACCGGCGACCAAATCGGCATTTATGCGAACTCGCGAAACTCTGGCCAAACGGCTGGGCTCACAGTGAAGTCTTTGAAGCAGACCTAATTCAGTGGCGGCGGCTCGGGCAGCGGCTGCCAGTGAGTCGGGCGGTGCCCGTCGTGAAATAGAACGTCGCACGCGAATAGTCTGCCGTTCATCGTGTACCGCCCGCGCGTGATGTAGCCGTTCTCAAGATGGACCTGGAAGTCTGACCCGTCTCTGGGCGCGCTATCCATTGTCTGCCACGTAGGCTTATCCATGGGGATCATATAGCGGATGCTTCGTTTTGATGCGATAGGTCGTGACGCTCTCGGGCGCTGGGTTCTTGGTGCTGGCGGTAGCGGCACAGGTGAGTCGGGTTCAGGAGAGGCAATCCCCACTCCTGTAGTAGGGGCTGATATCACATGGCCGTTCGATGATCTGAAGCCCCGAGACATTGGCATTTATCCATGTGCTTCGCCTATAGGCGGCGGTATCGCACTTACCGGCAAGGAACCGGTCATTGATTCCGGCGTCGGCTATTGGCGCATTGTGCTTGGCGCCATCCCGGTCAAGAACCGAACCAACATTCTGATATGGCGCTCCCTTGAAGCGCAGGCCGAGGGTCGCGGCAGAACGTTCGCCATTCCGATCTATGACGGCAAGCGCGCGCCATGGCCTGATATACCGGGCGGCGCCATCGATGCCGAGTCCGTCTCTGATGTTCAGGCGGGGGCTACGACAATCCAAATCTTCCCGATCGACATCGGGGACATATCGGTTGGGATGCACTTCAGCGTTGCGGATCGTCTCTATCGCATTACGAGGGTCGATGGGGAGTCTTCATTGTTCGATTGCCAAATCTGGCCATCGGTTCGCGAGGCATTCCCCGCAGGAATGACGTTGGAGTTTCGCCGCCCGCTTTGTCGCGTGCGCCTCGCATCCGATGACGGAATGAGCTTGGAGCTGGATCAGCACAAGCGAGCCGAGGCCACCGTAGAGTTCGTGGAAGCAATCTAAATGGCCCTATCAGCGACTATCGCGGCGCTCCTCGCAGGGCGCACGGTTCGGTGCGCGCATCTGGTCGAGTTCTGTTTCGATGGTCAAGCGCGTCGGCTCTGGAACGGCAACTATAAGATCACTACTGGTGGCCACGATTGGTTCGGTGAACGCAAGCTCGGAGCCATAGACGGGATTGAGGGCGGCTCTGGTGATCTAGCCGCCGCTCAACTCAAGATCACCATGTCCGGCGTAGACGACCGGCTTCTAGCAATGGCGGTGTCGGCTAACCGTGCGGGCTACGTCGGGGAAATCGCCAAGGCCTTCTACCAATTCTTCGATGAGGATTGGCAAGTGTTGGATGATCCTGTCGCATGTGCGGCTGGCATCATTGATGGCGTCGAGACATCTCGCTCGCAGGCTGAGAACGGCACCACACGAACGGTATCGGTCACGGCCACGAACATCTTCTACGGGCGTGGGCTTCCGCCTGCGTCGTTCTTCACCAACGCTGATCAGCAGCAGCGTTTCCCAGGTGATCGTGGGCTCTCCTATCTGTCCGAGATCATCAACATAAACATTCCGTTCCCGTGGTGATGCCATAGATGCCATTCTTTTTAATCGGCGGGCTGATAGGGGTCATTGCTGCTGCGACAGCGCTTGCGTCTCGGAGGTCCGCACCAGACCCAGAGCCTCAATATTTCAGTAATCGCGATACGGTCGGGGCACGCTTCCGAGGCTATGGACGCTATAGGGTCAAGAAGAGTTCTCTCTTTGAACTAAAAGTCCAGAACCCGACCGGCGACGGCATTCTGTACGTCGGCTCCATGATCCACTCGGGCGAGATCGATGAGATCGAGGAGCATCGCTATAACGATCAGATCGTCCGCATCCGTGAGAGCGATGGCGCAGTCACATATCCCGGCGTGTGGTGGGACGTTAACCGCGTGTTCCTGCACTATCACTACGGCACCGATTCACAAGTTGCTGACACGTTCTTAACCGCTGCATTTCCGGGCCGGTGGACATCGGCTCATCAACTCAACGGCATCGCGTACACGGTCGGCAAGTTCAACGGCGTACCGCTTGAAGACTTCGCAACCGTCTACCAATCCGGCGTCCCTCAATACACGGCGATCATCAGGGCATCCAAGGTCTACGACCCGCGCGAGTCGGGACATGACATTGACGATTCGACAACCTGGGAGTGGACCCAGAACGCCGCCCTGATCATCATGGACTATCTGTGGCACGCGGACGGTATGCGACTCCCGCGTGCGCTTATTGAGCAAGCAATAGCCGACTGGATCGAACAAGCCGATATCTGCGATGAAATCGTTCCGCTGATCGGCGGCGTTGAGACTGGAGATGGTGAAGCACGCTATCGTCTCTCGGGTGAATACAAATTCACGGATGCGCCGAAAGACACTCTTCGCAAGATGCTTTCTTGCATTGATGGCCGTGTCTACCTCCGCGAAGACGGGGCGATTGTTCTGAAGGTTGGACAGTTCGAAACGCCAGGAGCCGATGAGACATTCACTGATGACGACATTCTCGCCTATACCGGGATGCGTCGTGGAGCGCCGAAGACAGAACTTAGAAACGAAATCCGCGCCACGTACACATCACCCGGCCACGACTTCGCGGAACAAGAGGCCGATCCTTGGCGCGACGAAACCAGCATAACTATTGATGGGGTTCAGACCGAAACCTTAGACCTCCAATGGTGCCCGAGCCATTCGCAAGCTCGGCGCATGATGAAGGTGACTGCCTACCGGCTGAACCCAGACTGGCAAGGGACCATCATAACGAATGCGCGCGGCCTCGGGCTTCTAAACAAACGCTACGCGCACTTCACGATTTCAGACCTCGGGATTGACGAGGATTTCTTTATCGTCAGCTCTGAGATCGATCTTCTGTCCGGTCGGTGCACGTTCGAAGCCTCGTCCTTTCCGTCAACGGCCTTTGATTGGGACGTGACCGAAGAGGGCAATTCGCCGGAATTCGAAACGCCCGGAGATTGGGGCATTACCGTTCCCACAGGGGCGACATCTCTTGTCATCACGGCTGACGGCGCGGGTGGTGGCGGCTCTGGGTTTGACGGTGGCGGTGGTGGTGCGCGCTGCATCAAGACCATCGCAATCGATCCGCTCGATTGGGGCGATGTCATTCAGTTCACGGTCGGGCGTGGCGGTGTGGGCGATCCACCCAATATCCAAAGCTCGACGGACGGCGGCGATACGACTGTCTCGGCAAATCTAGTGGCGGGCTCGGTCAGTCTATTTGCGGGTGGCGGCAAGTCTGGCTTCAATGGCGATGCAGGCGGCATCGCAACGGGCGGCGACACGAACACGAACGGGTCATCCGCTGCCGGCGGCGATGGCGGGCAGGCCGGATCAGGCGCAAGCGAAAACGAATTCCCCGGCGGCGGCGGCCATGAGGGCGTCGATGGCGCTAATGGCCGCGTCACGTTCGATTGGACAATCCCATGATGATAACCCTCGCCTGGCTCTACGCCTACGCGCTTCTGGCCCGTGAGCTTCGCTCTTGGTGGCCGTGCGACGTGCTCGGCTACGCTTGGGGGCGGAAGTGATGAGCCGCTTAGTCCATCGTGGCTGCGTTCGGGGAATCCCGGTCGTTCATTTTGCACTGCTGCGCCCACGCGACCCCAGCTTGCAAGAAGCGGTCAATGTCTCCGTCGAGTACGGCCCGAACGTCGTTGGTTTCAACGCCGGTCCGCAAATCTTTGACGATTTGATACGGGTGCAGCACGTAGGTGCGAATCTGGTAGCCCCACATCTCGTTACTAAGTCTCCGGTGAAATCGCAGCGTTTGCATGGCGCGAGCATAGCATGAGCGGTCACATTTTCACAGCAGACCGCCTAGCCGAGCTTTGGCCCCAAACGGTAAATGACACGCTCCGCACGATCGCCGCATCCCTAGAAACCCACGCCCCAACCTATGGCGTTAACCGCCTCCTACGCCGCGCCCACCTAATCGCCCAGGTTGCGCATGAAAGCTCGGGCTTTGGCCGCCTCACGGAAAACCTCAACTATAGAGCCGAGCGGATTGCCGCAATCTGGCCGCGCCTTGCCA